TGCGGGCAGAGCGGGACTGGAGCCGGCCAGAACTGGACAGCTTTGCGGTCTGGGTCGTCGAATGGACTCAGGTTATCTACCTGGGCGAGGAGGAGTGGCCATGGCCCCGTGAGCCCGGCCCATTGAAGTTCGCCTTCGACCCGGACAGTGGCCCAGGCAATGAAGGCGTGTATCAATCGCCGGAGGCGCTGGCATGAGTTACGCGGCCGCGCAGGCTGACCGCATGCTGGCCGGCCTGGTGATCCCCTGCTATGTCGTGGGTGTGGATCTGGTCGCCGCCAAGGTGCGGGTTTCCGACGGCGGCGACTGGACGAGCGCCTGGGTGCGCTGGCACGCGGTGGCCGCCGGGAAGGCCCGCCACTGGCGTGCGCCAAGCATGAGCGAGCAGGGCGTGCTGGTGAGCCCGAGCGGCGAGCCAGCGCAGGGGACGTTCGTTCCTGGGCTGTATGGCAACGCTGGCGCTCCCCCGGACAACCGCGACCATGTGGAGGTCTGGCGTTTTGATGATGGCGGCTCACTGGTCTACGACTGGGCGGCTAAGAGCTACACCATCACGCTCCCCAGCGGCACGGTCACCATCGTGGTCGGTAGCAGCAAGGCTGTTATCACCGACACCGCGATCACCGCCGAGTCGACCGCGATCACGGCCAAGGCGCCCACCATCACTCTGCAGGGCAGCGTGGAAATCGTCGGGCCTTTACGAGTAACGGGCGACATCCTCGGCCTCGGGAAAATCATCGATACCGCCGGCAACACGGCGAACCACAAACACTGACAGCCCGCTTTCGCGGGCTTTGTCTTTTCTGGAGCATCACTTATGGCAACAGTGAGGAAAGCCGCCGCGACCGACGCGGCAGCGAGTGCGGACGAATCTGCAGTTGTACCAGGTGCGGCCGACGGCGCGGGCCCGGACGTTTTGGCCGATGTGCTGCCCGTCGTGTCCTTCAGCGACCGGGCCTATACATCGCGCTCGCTGTTCCTGCAGGCCGGTGATGACCTGCGCGAGTTCAAGGTGCTGGCCGGCCGCGTTACCGTCCAGGGCGGGGACGCGGAGGCGCTGGCGTTTCTGCGCAAGCATGCCGACCTGCAGCAACTGGACGGCTGAGTGTGATTGGCGTGGATCGCAGTACCGGCCAGCAATCCACTGGCCTCGATCACCTGAAACAGTCGATTGAGGACATCCTGACCACCCCCTTGAAAAGCCGCCGCATGCGGCCGGAGTACGGCAGTAACCTGCGCCGCTTTGTGGACCTGCCGGTCAACGAGGGCTGGAAAAGCGCGGTACAGGCCGAGGTGGCCCGCGCGCTGGGCCGCTGGGAGCCGCGCTTGTTGCTGGAACGGGTCAAGGTCGTTTCGGTACTCGACGGTCAGATTGGCTTGGTCCTGACGGGTCAGTACCTGGGTAATTCGGCCGTCGTGGAGGTGAACGCATGATTGACCTGTCTTTGCTGCCCCCACCCGACGTGGTGGAGGCCCTGGAGTTCGAGACTCTGTATCAGGAAGTGCTAGGCATCTTCCGCGCCCATATGGGTGACCAATGGACGGCGCTGCTGGAGTCCGACCCGGTGGTCAAGCTGATGGAGGTCATGGCTTACCGTGAGCTGGTCATGCGCGCCCGCGTCAACGCGGCGGCCAAGGCCAGCCTGCTGGCCTACGCCAAGGGCGCCGACCTGGACAATCGCGCTGCTGACTACGGCGTACAGCGCCTGACCATCCGTGCGGCGGACCCTGACGCAGTGCCGCCGTTAGCGGCGGTAATGGAGAGCGATGAAGCGTTGCGCTACCGCACGCGGCTGTCGCTTGAAGCGCTGTCGGTCGCTGGCAGTAGCGGGGCATACGAGTATCACGCGCTGAGTTCGTCGGCTGAACTGGTACACGTTTCGGTCGACTCCCCACGGTTTTCCGGGGTACCGGTGCCAGCCGCGGTTAAGCCGCAGCTGCCGGCCGAGGCTATTGTCGTGGTCTGCGACTATGACGCTGGCCTGGTCAACCCGCTGCCCGGGGACGTATCACTGGCGGTACTCGCAGGGCCGAGCAGCGCGGTGCCCGAGGCACAGCTGGTGGCCACGGTCCTCAAAGCGCTGTCGGCTGAGGCGGTGCGGCCTGTTACAGATCGACCGCGCGTGCAGGGAGGTATCCCCACCGACTTTAAGGTGGAGGCGGTGCTGTGGGTTGAGGACGGGCCAGATCCTGACGTTGTTCTTGCATCAGCTAGAGCCAGCCTGGACGCGACCATATCTGATGCGCGCCGGCTTGAGGGGCAGTTGCCCGTCTCGGCCATCTACGCGGCGTTACACGTGACGGGGATCAGTCGCGTCGACCTGACCAAACCGGCGGATGGGGTGGTGTGTGACAAGCGGCATTACCCGCGTGCCACGTCCATTGCCCTGACCACCAAGGTGGTCACATGAGCCTGCTACCGCATAACGCTACGCTGCTGGAGCGCTCACTGGAGCGCGCCGGTGAGCTCGGCGTGGACCCTGAAATCATCCGGGGGGTGGCCGACTCGGCGCGCTGCCCCCCCAACTTCCTGCCCTGGCTGGGCTGGGCGCTCAAGGTCGAAGGCTGGGAGGCTGCTTACATCGACACCCAGCGCCGCGAGCTGATCCACGAGGCGATGCCGGTGCACAAGACCAAGGGTACTGTCGGCGCAATCCGGCGGGTGCTCAAGGCGATTCGCGTCAACGCGGAGTTCAAGGAGTGGCACCAGATCCCGAACGCCGCGCCGTACACGTTCCAGATCACAGCATGGGCCAACGATAACCGGCCGGGTGATGGCTCGATCATCTCGCCTGAATTGGGCGCGCGTTTGCGAGCCCTGGTCGACGCGGCGAAGAACGAGCGCAGCCATTACGAGTTTCGGCTGGGCGCGCGCTTCGACGGCGGCCTGGTGCTGGGTAACGCGTTTCAGGCGCGGGCGGTGCAACACCGCTCCATGGATGCCCGGGCGGTGCCCTTCGACCCCATGGCGCAGACGGTGCTGTTTGCCAATGCGCTCAATGCGTCCAGCGTGTCCCGGCGATTCGCCGAGGCGCAGGGCGTACCCATCCAAGCAGAAGGTGCCCCGCTGGTCGCCAACGCGGCGCATGTGCGCATGGTCGTGCGGGGCTACATGGAGGCAGTTCTATGAGCACAGGCTTGCAACCTGTCATTACCAAGGCCGGCCTGGCGGCGATCCTGACGGCGACTAAAACCGGCCTCTCTGCCGAGATTAGCCATATCGCCCTGGGCAGCGTGGCCTACACCCCGACCGCTGACCAGAGGACCCTGCGCAACGAGATCGCTCGTTTTCCGATTTCCAGCGGCGAGAAGCTGAGCAGCACCCTGTTGCACCTGACCGCTGTCGCTGACGGCACGACCGGCTACTGGGTGCGCGAGATTGGCATTTTCCTCAAGGATGGCACCCTGTTGGCGGTCTGGTCGCACCTGACCGAGGCGCTGGCCTACAAGGCCGCCAACATCGACCTGCTGCTGGCCTACGACCTGTCGCTGGCTGCGCTGCCGGCGGACAGCGTGACCATCATCAGTTCGGCCGCCGGTCTCAACCTGACGTTGGCTGAGCCCTTGGCCGCGATGGCCACTGCGCTCATTGCCGAGCAAGTGCGCGGCATGGAGAAGGGCGACCGACTGGCGAGTCTGGAGCGTCTGGCGCGAATTGCTGATGAACAAATCGACGGCTTGCTCACGCGGGTGGAAGCAGCAGAGAAAGCAGCCACCGAAACGCGGGATGGCTTGCTGAGTCTGGCGGTGGCCAACGCCACGGGGCTTATGTCCCTTCAATACTTTCAACTTCAAAAACAGCTCGGAGCTTAGTGCATGAGTCTTGAAACTGAAATTGCCGCGCTTGTAGCGGAGAACAATAAGCTCGTCGGTGCCGTCAACGGCAAGATGGCCGCCATCAACGCTGCTGTGTCCGCAGCAATCGCTGCAGCTCCAACGATGGTCCGCGTTTATTGGGTAGATAGTCAGCTGGGCGATGACGCCAATGGCCTTGGTACTGAGGCCAGTCCGTTTAAAACCATTCAGCAGGCGGTCAACGCAGCACCGGACGGCGGCAGGGTACAGGTGTGGTTATCCAAAGATTATGTGCTGGATAAGCACATCAATACGACCGGCCGAAGGGTGATCATTGCAGGAGCTACGGGGGCGGGCCGCAAGCTGATTTGCAACGAGTTCTATCCCGATGGTGACACCCTGATGCGCTTTGGCTCCTTCTGGCTGTCGAACGACTCCACCATTCAGTTCGTCAACTTGACGATCAGTCTGCCAGCTTCGAGTGCCGGTGATTTGAGCGCCTACTACGCGCTTGTATTCGGCAGCGGGTCGTCGGCGCCGATCATGATGCAGATGCGTCTTTACAACTGCGCGTTTGAGCTGCGCGGTACCTTCCGGGGCCGTTTGTTTGGGCCTGGTTCGGTGCTGTTCTCTCTTTCGATCATCGGTACCCCAATGCCGTCCGCGCTCAATGGCCTGCTGGTCCCCGGCATTGCCGCCGGCACTCTTTCCAAAGACGTAGGCCACGTCATCACCAACCTTTCGAGCCTGTGAGGCGACCATGCAAAAAACCAATCTGAACGTCGTCTATGGCGACACCACTTACCCTGGGTACGATTTCGAAAATCTGCCACTGCCGGTGGCCCTGGTGGCTGCCCAGCAGCAGATCGAGCAGGCGGCTGACCAGACGCGCGCGGTGGTGCT